AAATTGGGCTACTTACAACAGACCCTAGATTTAGCCATATTGAATCACCTTTATTGCTTGAATTTGCTAGAGCAATACTAAGAAAGGCACAAGAGAAATGACTACATTTACATCAGAAGACAGGCAATCGGCGCAAGAACCAGTGCCATTTTTTGGCTGGGTAGATAAAGAAGACATGGAGCAAATGCTGCGCCATCAGATCCACATTATGCAAGCTAGGATTGATTTTTTAGAAGCAGAGTGCATGGCGTTAAGGAGTCAAGTTAATGAGTCATCCTAGCCAGATGAATTTTGTAAAAAGCGTTAAAGATAGGTTTCCCGATGCTTTTACTAATAAAAAAGTACTAGAGATTGGGTCCTTAAATATCAATGGTTCGGTACGTCAGTTCTTTACGGATTGTGATTATCTGGGCGTTGATTTAGGCCCAGGCGCTGGTGTGGATCTAGTCTGTAATGGCCACGAAGTCTTATTTGCTGATCGGTCTTTCGATACTGTCATTTCTTGTGAATGTCTCGAGCATGATATTTATTGGGAGCAGACGTTTTTAAAGATGTGTGAGCTATCAAATGATTTGGTGATTATGACTTGTGCTACTACAGGCCGGGCAGAGCATGGCACGGTTAAGACGTCCCCAGAAGCCGCGCCCTTTACTAATGAATACTATCAAAACCTAACAGCGCAAGATTTTAGAGATAATTTTGACCTAATCAATTTGTTTAAAGATTTTGGGTTTGACGTAGACGATAACAACCATGATTTATATTTTTGGGGAAAAAGATGAATACGAGGGAACAGTTTCCTAAATCATTCTTTTTGCATTCTCGTGAAGAGGTAGCAAAAGAATTGAACGTAAGCCGGGCAATGGTGTATTACATTGAGAAGCAAGCATTAAAAAAAGTCCTGCGAGCCTTAAAAGCAAAGCAGATTGTGAAAGAAGATTTTTTATGAGTAATGAAGGAAAAGGGTATGTTCAACGACCTATTGTTGTGGATCAAGAAGTTATGGAATCAAACTGGAGCCGTATCTTTGGTACCAGAAGCAACGCCAGAAGTTGTAGTGCCAAAGAACTCTGCTTGGCGAAAACGTGCCAGTGTCAAAAAGGTGCAGCCTGTCCTGGTAAAGAAAAAGCCAGCAGTAAAGAAAGCTCCTAAGAAGTGACAGCTAGTCACTATATAGTAGCGTTGGTGGGCGTCGGCTATGCTGTAGTCGGCGCCCAACAACTTAAGATGGGCAATACTGGGCCTGGCATTATGTGGCTCGGTTATGCTTTTAGTCAAATAGGTTTATGGATGGGATTAGCTAAGTGAAATGCCCGAAGTGTAATGGACTTAAATGGAAGACACTCGAAACTAGATCGGAAGACAAAGCGGTGGCAAGGCGTCGGCAATGTTTGGGTTGTGAGCAGCGAGTATGGACTGTCGAGAAGATTCAATTTGAAATCGTAGCCAAGCCAAAGGTACAAGCGCCGAAGGTAGCTAAGGAAAAGATTAAGAAGCCCAAAAAGGTAGCAGCCAGGTCTTTTATAAAGCGTAATGTAGATGCTATGCTTAAAATGGAGTCTAGGCGTGATACTGCAAAAGATTACTATTCAGAAGAGAATGATTACTTAAACAAATGGTGAAACGAATGAACGATAAAGAACTCAGCGGGGTGGAATCAGTCTGCGCCTCCATCCAGGCGTATGAGAATGTCATCGCTATCTGTATGGACAAAGAAAGTAAGATCACTGTCCATGCCACGATGAGCTACCCGCCGGACCTATTGTGGGCCATTGAACAGGCCAAGATGCAACTTTTCGACCTAGGAGGCGAATATGACTCGTAACAACTACCCTCATGTGGTGCCACCTACCTACGTAGATGACTGTGCTCATGAGCATCTCAAGAAAGAGGAAGTTACTAGACGTAATGCCGAGGTGTCTAGTAACAATGATGCAGTGCATCAACCTAACCACTACACAGTGGGAGGAATAGAAACCATTGACTTTATGATGGCCAAATCTAGCCCCGAGGAATTTATGGGGCATTTACGATTAACTGCTTTGAAGTATTTATCTAGAGCAGGACATAAAGACGATATTCTCCAAGAATATAAAAAGGCAGCAGTATATCTAAATTGGCTTATTAACTTTAAAGAAACTGGTGGTATTAAATAATGGATAATAATGACATTATATTAATACTAATATTAATATTAATAATATGGCAGTCGAGATAATAATATGAGTGATGATATTGACCGCGCCCAGACTGAAATTGACTTCTTCTTGGCCAATGCTATTAAGAATAGACCAGCACATTTGAAACCTATAGGTATGTGTTTGAACTGCGAATTGCAACTCATCGGTATCGAAGGAGAATTCCCCAGATTGTTCTGCGATTCGGATTGTCGAGACGATTTTGAGAAATCTCAGAGGTTGGAAAAGATCAGAGGAAAATAGCATGGGTGTTACATCACTGACATCTGTGAAGCAAATAAGGGGGTTTGTGAAGCAAATGTGAAGCAAATGTGAAGCAAATATCCTTTAAATACAACGATGTGAAGGATGTGAAGCAAATTTAGACAAATAATTTTTACAATGAGAATTTAGTAATTAGTAAATACATATATACACAGGAGACCTGCAATGGAAATTTGCTTCACGTCCTTCACAAAACTACCCTCAATATCCTTCTAGGCCAAGCTGGGCGGTCGTTCCAGCGTGTGAAGCAAATTTTTCATTTCCTTCACAAAACTTCCATTTGCTTCACAAACTGCCTATTTTTTAGGCAGAGGGGGTCAAATTCCCCAGAATGGTGCAAAGAAATGAAAGTTTCGAGTTTTTTGGTTCAAATATTTGTTGATTTGACATGGCCATGAGTAAAGGGGTGTGAAAAGCTCACGAGTGGAGTGTAAGTGAGCGCTCACTTCACTTTTAGGCTTGAATACAGGGCCTATAGGACGTTTTTAGTATCATGGTAAGGGCTTGGCCTAGGGTTGATAGTAAAACGGCGCTATGGCCCGTTAAATCGATCCTATGGCATGATCCTATAGCACCACAACATCACAATACATAATAGATAATAGATAATACATAATCCTGATTTAGATAATAGATAATCTCGATTAAGATAATCGGGTATGAAGTGAGTACTCACTTACAAAACACTTACATAAAAACCCGGCAGCAGCGCCGGGCCATTATGTAAGCATTATCTAAACTTGATCAATCAATACCCAAAAATCCTCCTTTAATATCCAGGCCGTCCAATTATCTAGGAGGCGCTCAATTTTTATAAGCGGGTTATCGTTACAAAATCGGACGCGATATAGCTCGCCGGCGTCGTCCGCTAATCTTACGCCAATATTGCCAGGCTTAATATCATGCATTAACGGCCTCCATCATAAATACGCGGGCCGCTTTTTTGGCCTGGCTGCCATGCGCCGGGAAACCAATAATAGCGCCGCGGCTTGATATCGCGCACAATTTACAATCGGCGCAGCTTATGCCGTCGCGTATCGTGGCCGGGCATACTACAATTTTCCGGCCGCCTGGCGTCGTCATATTCTCGCGTTGATCTATTGGCAGCACCGTCACTACAGGGCCAAGGCCAAGCGCCGCGAGCTCGTCGGCATGGGCCGGCGTGTTAGCGCTTAGATTGATAGTAAAACCAAAATCGTTAGCGCCCTTGATATAAGCGGCATTCCTGCCGCGGCCTGGATTGTAATGCGTATAAGTAAACCCGCGTCGGCCCTTATTGGCCTTGACTAGATCGCCGAGCGCGGCGCCGTCAATCTCCAGGCCATTGCCCGGTAGATCCCCGGCCTGATTATGCCGCCATAATTGATCATCTGGCAGGGCCGCGATCTTATCGCAAAAATCAGTGAAATTATCGCCGCGATCGCCGCGGGTTACGGCTGCCCAATGTAACGCGAGCGGCCCGCTGCCAGCATAGCAGCCCTGCGAATTATTGAATGGGCATTCGGGCGGGCACGTGGCGGCGCTTGTTGTGCTCACTGGTATAGGGCCGGTTTTGGCATTGCTAGATTTTGGGGTTAAATGGTATTTAATCACGCGATCACCTTAATTATGAATTGATTGTTTATAAAATCGGCGCTACATCCCTGGGCCGCGATCTTGGCCTTAATTGCTTTCTCAGTGAGAGCGGCGGCAGCTTGTCGCATTGTGCGCGGCGTGACGATATAGGGCTTATCCCATTGGCCTATATTCAAGTGAAAATAATAGGCCGTATCGAAATAATCCGTCATCGCGTCGGATCTATCATAGTATCCGGCGGCCTTTAATCCATCGACGGCAGCGCTCAGGATCTCGGCGGCCTCACCTGTAAAATGATCGCCGATCCAATACGTGTTTACCTGTAGATTGTTTAGCTCGCGGCCGGGTATTACGGTAAATTTATCGCCGGTCGTGGCCTTAAAATTGCCGATAAAATCAACGGGGCCGGCCTGGATTGTGCAGGTGATGGCCATATGATTATCGACGCGCAGCGAATACTTAAATCCGCGGGCCTTTAAGATCTTATCCAGCGCCGCCTTAATTACTTTCTTTTTATCCTGGTTCATATATGCCATGATTAAATTCTCTCTAGTTTATTGGCCCATGCGCGGCCGTTAGTTTTAATAACTAGGGCCTTGCTGCCCTTAGATCCCGCCTTCACGTCGTCGCGTGACGGTATAACATTGCCCCAATAATCCGCGCAGCGATCGCGGCCTAACATACAGGCGCCGGACTCTAGCGCCTCCATTGCTGCCCGGCCGTATGATCCCTGCATTTTCCAGGCCACGCCGCTATTAATAGCGCGCTGCATTGCTTCGGCGTATTCCTGCATTGTGCCGGTTGTCTCGCCTTCGATTAGATCGATATCGTTAAGAGTTAACATTGTTTAAAATCCTCCAGTGTTTAAGATATAAATAGTCATAAGGCCAGCGCCAAGCGCAGCGCCTAGAATGCAGCTCAATAGAAAATCTAAGCGGGTAATCTTATTCATAATGTAGGCGCCTTCACTCGTACGGTATAGCCCATTGCCTGGATCAATCCAAGTTTTAAGCGGCTTAGGGTTTTGGTTCCGATAAGATCCGCGAAGACCTGGGCCGTATCATTGGCCGGGTAGATCGTCTCATTGCCGTATACGGTTTTGATCTCTACTATTAAATTCTGATCCATTGTGCATCCTCCTTGAGTGTTTAATAGGCGCTCTATTCAAGCGCTTCATTGCATTATTGGCCCAGGTTGTCTATCATGCAATTGGGACAAACCCTAAGTTGAAAGAAAGCAACACTATGGCCGGACGACCAATAACGAAGGCGGCGAATGCTGCGCTTGATAAGATCGGGATCGATACTATCCTGGATAAACTATCTGAGGGAATGATCACGAAAGATATCGCGGCCGCTGCCGGCGTATCGCGTCCGATACTCTCAGCCTATTTAAATAGACCTGAGCACGCCGACGCCTACAGGCGAGCACGTGAGACACGCGCCGCAAATCACGCCGAGAAAATAGAAGAGCTCGCGGGAATGGTTGAAGCTGGAACGATTGAGACGAACGCGGCGCGAGTGTCTATCGATGCCCGCAAATGGATCGCCGCGCGAATGGATCCGGGAAGATGGGCCGAGAATAAAGGCGTGGCCGTTAATATCTCCATCACTGATCTACACCTAGGCAGCTTGCGCAAGGTGACCACGATCGATAGTGAGTGAGTACTTACTTACGCTATTGACAACACTAGTAGTCATTCGTGCTATAATAAATCGTCCGAAGCCCCCCACGTCACGAAATACGAGGGGCGCCCTGGGTACGGTGGGTCACAAACACCGATGTCAAAATTTTAAAAAATAAAAATTCGGAGGATTTATGCAATTCGTAGCGTATTACAGAGTGTCCACAGCCAAGCAAGGGCAGTCGGGTCTGGGCCTAGAAGCTCAGCAAGAGGCTGTCGAAAAATTAATAAAATTTAAGCGTGGAGAAATTTTAAAAAATTTCCAAGAAATAGAATCTGGTGCGAACAACAGTAGACAGCAGCTCACCAGCGCTATGACCTATTGCCAAACACACAATGCTACATTAGTAGTGGCTAAACTGGACCGATTGGCTAGAGACGCTAAGTTCCTCCTTACTTTGGCAGATTCTGGAGTACCACTCTTATTTGGTGACTTTCCTGATCTAGACGGAACGACCAGTGTAGGTAGAATGGTGTTGACTCAAATGGCTGCTGTCGCAGAGTTTGAAAGACGTCGTATCTCAGAACGTATTGTTGCGGCCTTAGATCAAGCCAAGCAACGCGGCACAAAGTTAGGTGGATACCGAGGTGGTGAAGTATCTACAGATGCTAGACGCGCAGCCAAGCAAGCCAGATTAGCAAAGGCTGATAAGAAAGCCCACGATGTATTAGCCCAAGTAATTTCAATTGATCCAGACAATCAAATGTCCAGGACGAAGTTGGCAGATGAATTAAACAAGCGTAATATCGAAACTCCGGGAGGTAAAGGGCTGTGGAGTACAACTACAATAACCAGACTTTTAAAACGAGTAGAGGCTATACATGAGCAGCAACGCGACGTCGCAGCAAAATCCGTTCGATCAGTTTCTAATCGATTACAAAAACGACCCCGTACGGTTTGTAAGGGAGGTTTTAGGAATTGAGCCTGACCCCTGGCAAGCCGACTTACTAGATGCCATCGCAAGTGGCGAGCGACGTATCTCAGTTAGATCAGGTCACGGGGTTGGTAAGTCAACGGTAGTATCGTGGGCAGCGATTTGGTACATTCTCACTCGCTTTCATACCAAGATTGTTCTAACAGCGCCTACTAGCGCTCAGTTATATGACGCCCTGTTTGCCGAGATCAAGCGCTGGATTAAAGAATTACCCCAGCCTTTGCAGGATTTACTCGATGCCAAGGCAGAGCGTATTGAGCTAAGGGCGTCCCCAACAGAGAACTTTATATCCGCTCGTACTTCCCGAGCTGAGCAGCCAGAAGCCCTCCAGGGTATCCACGCTGAGCACGTTATGCTGATTGCCGATGAAGCATCAGGTGTACCAGAACAAGTGTTTGAGGCTGCGGCGGGTTCGATGTCAGGCCATTCCGCAGTAACAATTTTGTTAGGTAACCCAGTGCGAAGCTCAGGGTTCTTCTATGCCACGCATACTAGGTTAGCAAACCAGTGGTGGACTAGAAAAGTTTCATGTACGGATAGTAGTCGGGTATCCAAAGAGTATGTAGAAGAGATGGCTATTCGTTATGGGGAGGAGTCAAATGCTTATCGTATTCGCGTTTTGGGTGAGTTTCCTAAGTCCGACGACGACACTGTTATCCCTATGGATCTTTTGGACTCTGCTAAGCAACGAGATGTAGTAGGATCAAAGGTCGCGCCCATGATTTGGGGTTTAGACGTGGCACGGTTTGGTTCAGATTCGTCCACACTATGCAAGCGAAAAGGTAATGAAGTTACCGAATCTATCCGTCGTTGGCGTAATTTAGACTTGATGCAACTTACTGGCGCAGTTGTCGCCGAATGGGAAGCCCTTGAAGAACCTGATAGACCCCAAGAAATTCTGGTGGATAGTATCGGCCTTGGCGCCGGGGTTGTTGACCGCTTGCGTGAGCTTAATCTTCCTGCTCGCGGGATCAATGTTTCAGAGTCCCCAGCGATGGGAACAACCTACCGTAACTTGCGAGCAGAACTTTGGTACAAAGCCAAAGCCTGGCTCGAACGACGCGATTGCCGTTTGCCTCAAGACGAACAGCTCATCACAGAACTTGCCACCGTGCGCTACAAGTTCACTTCCAACGGTAAACTGCAAATCGAAGCCAAAGAAGACATACGCAAGCGTGGACTACCATCTCCAGACTTAGCGGATGCTTTTGTACTTACCTTTGCAACCGATGCCGCAACAGTAAGTTATGGCACCAGCTTCAATAGTAAGTGGTCTAAACCCTTGAAACGCGGGTTATCGATGGTATGATGACCAGGTATTTCCTCCACGCGTAGTTACCGATTCTACGCATTTCGGGTCAGTCTCACGAACTGACCCACTTTTTTACTAAAATCTGCTAAACTCACACGCATATTGCCTATAGGAATAATCATGCCTTTGAAAAAGTCTTCCTCCAAGAGTGCATTTACTGGTAATCTTCGTAAAGAGATTGCCGCAGGTAAAAAACCTAAACAGGCAGTGGCCATCGCATACGCGGTGAAACGTGAAGCCCAAAAGAAAGGCAAGAAATGATTAGCCCAAAAGACCTCAAAGCGATGGAACAATACACCGCCAAGATTAAACCAGGTCCAAATCCGTTAAAAGAAAAGAAACCTGCCCCATCTGTATCCCGCGGCAATAAGAACCAACAAGTGCCTAAAGGATTCAAATAATGTGGGAAATGATTGCTAACATGATTATGGGTAACGGTTCTGGCCAAGACAGTATGATGGGTGGAATGACTCAAAACGACCCAACTACCCAAGCTCCTGGTCAGCAAGTTGGCTATAACGCCAACGGATCTAATGCCGATGAAGGTTTAGCAGCTAGTACACCAACCGCTCAACAGCCAGGAATTACAGATCGAATGGGCACTATGGCTCAAGGTTTGCTTTCTCCATATACTAAAGGTGCTCAAGGCGTTCAAGATTTATATAACGATCCAAGCAATAGACAGGCTTTAGGTTCTGTTTTAAACATGATCTCTCCTACTCAGCAAAAAGAACAATATAAAGTTCCTTATACTGAATCTAATATGCCTTCTATGAGTTCTGGCAATTTAGGTCTTCCACAGTCATCCGGTATGTCTGGACCAATGATGCCTAATCCCCAAGCCCGTCGTAGTGGTTTGGCAAATCAAGCCTATGGCAGTTATTACTAAGAATAAATATGGCAACTAGAAAACCTGCACCCCAAAAAACTGCTGCGGTCGATGACCAAGAAGCGATTGAGCGTATTCTTGACGAATTAGAAAACCAGCACGACGAAAAGCAAGCTCAGGACGAAGCCCAAGAAGATGCTGATGAAGGCGAAGCTGGCGAATTATATGAGCCAATGAGCGAAACCAACCTCGAGGCTATCGTCGCGGGTGAGTTACAAGATTGCGTCCGATATATTGACTTAGAGATTGGTGGCGCCCGCGCCCTAGCTACTTCTTATTATCGTGGCGATCCTTTGGGAGATGAAGAAGAAGGACGTTCTAAAGTAATCTCGATGGACGTTCGCGACACTGTGATCTCTTTAATGCCACAGCTAATGCGTATATTTTTCTCTTCCGAGAAAATTGTCGAATACACTCCAGAGACAGCTAGTGAAGTTGAAATGGCTCAACAAGCTACTGACTATGCCGACTATATCGTTCAACGCGATAACGACGGCTTTAAGATCATCTACTCTGCTATTAAGGATGCCTTAGTTCGCAAGTCTGGCTTCGTCAAATACTGGTGGAATGAGAACGACGAAGTTCATACTGAGAACTACACTGGCTTAGACGACAACTCTGTTGCCATGCTGATGCAAGACAACGAAGGCGTTGAGTTTCAGATTGAAGCATCTTATCCAATGCCTGGCGCTCACCCAGCCCCAGTAACAGATCCGCAAACAGGTCAACCTGCGATTGGTCAAGATGGCCAACCCATGATGCAACCAGTGCCTTTAGTCCACGATGTACGTATCAAGCGTCGTATTTCTAAAGGTCGTATCAGCATCCAAGCAATGCCCCCAGAAGAATTTTTAATCGATCGTCGTGCGCGTTCCATGAAAGACGCTTTGGTAGTAGCACACAGATCAATGAAAACCGTTTCCGAACTAGTATCTATGGGATACGATGAAGACGATATGCGTCAATTCGTAACATCAAATGAACTTGACACCAACATTGAGTACATTACCCGTCAGCCCCTTGCTCGTGCTATTGGCGGCTTTGATTCTTTCAACCCTGCTCTTGGTCGTGTGCTGTATATTGAAGCTTACGCAAAAGTAGACTTTGATGGAGATGGAATTGCGGAACTACGTAAAGTCTGCATGGCTGGTCCTACATTTAAGCTCTTGCACCACGAGCCAGTCGACCATATGCCGTTTGCAATTTTTGAATGCGACCCCGAGCCTCATGCTTTTTTCGGCTTGTCGATTGCCGATGTAACGATGGATATTCAACGTATCAAGACGCATTTGATGCGCGGAATGCTCGATTCGTTAGCTCAGTCTATCAATCCCCGCATGGCGATTGTAGAAGGTCAAGTCAACATTGATGACGTCTTGAACAATGAAGTTGGCGCTATCATTCGTCAACGCGCCCCAGGTATGGCTCAGCAATTAGAAACCGCTTTTGTGGGCGGCGCAGCAATGCCAGTTCTTGACTATATGGATATGGTCAAGGAAGCTCGTACGGGTATGTCTAAGGCTTCAATGGGCTTAGATGCAGACGCACTACAGTCCACTACTAAAGCAGCCGTTAATGCTACTATTTCAGCCGGCCAAGGCCAAGTTGAATTGTTGGCTCGCGTACTTGCTGAAGGTATGAAGCAATTGTTTAAAGGTATTCTTTTCCTGATTGTTCAAAATCAAGATCAAGGTCGCATGATTAAACTACGCGACAAGTGGGTAGAAATGGATCCGCGTACTTGGAATGCCAACATGGACGTATCAGTCAATGTAGCCCTAGGCACTGGTACAACTGAAACCAAAATGGCGATGTTGTCACAAGTAGCAGCCAAACAAGAACAGATTTTGCAAACTCTTGGACCTTCAAACCCAGTTGTTACTATCGGTCAGTACGTAAATACCTTACGTCAAATGACCGAATTATCTGGATTTAAAGATTCAAGCAAATACTTTAATGAGCTACCTCTCGACTTTAAATTTGAAATTCCGCAAAAACCAACGCCAGAGCAAGTTCTTGCTGAAGCTCAAGCTAAAGCAGTTGAAGCTGACGTTGCTAAAAAAGCGGCTGAATTGGATCTTAAACATCAGAATGACATTATGGTCGATGCTAGAGAACGCGAACGTATTTCTGGTGATCAGACTTTAAAACGTTATGAGTTAGAACTTAAATACAATACTGACATCAATGATCAGCAAATGCAACGTGATATTGCGATGGGTACTGAACAAATGCGTCGTGCGGCGGCTGTAGAACAAGCGATGGTTGATTCCATGGCTGCTCCCCAGCAATCAGCACCTCAACAACCACCGATGGCACCACAACAGCCACCGATGGCACCACAACAGCCACCGATGGCACCACAACAGCCAATGGGACCACAATGAAAGATAAGATAGTAGCCGAATTTGCGGGCCGTATTCTTCATGCGGTTACTTTGGGGCATATGCTCCACCTACAGACTCGTTCTTTTGCTGAACATATGGCTTTGAACGATTTTTATAATGGTATGGGCGACCTGGCTGATTCATTTATTGAATCCTATCAAGGCAAATATTGGATTGTTGAAGATTACCCTGATGGATTTGAACCACCAGTTAAGGGAGCAGTAGAAGAGATTCGCGCCTTTAGCGATTACATTGAATCTACACGTCACCTTAAAGATTTCCCGCAAGACTCTGAATTGCAAAATGCAATCGATGAGATACAATCCTTAATCAATTCAACTCTTTATAAACTGAGGTTCTTGACCTAAAAATGATAGAAAACGACATCAAAAAAGCAGAACAGGCGCGACATCTTTTAGATAACCCTCTGCTTAATGAGATTCTGACGACTTTGAAGAATGCCTATGTAGATGATTGGCTTTCCTCAAAACCGGACGATAAAGAGCAGCGAGAGCGGCTCTATATAGCGGCCCAAGTAGTTGACGACTTTGCCAAGAATATGCGAATTATTCTAGAGCGAGGAGCAATTACGAAAGCTATCATTAAGAGAAAACAGGACCGAGAAGGTCTGTAACTTCTTTACTTTTTATAAAAGGAATATACAATGTCAAATGAAACCAGTAATCCAGCAGTAGGAACTGGAGAGAATTTTGATGCACAAAATGCTTTCAATTCACTTTTGGCCATCGAAGATGGAGAACAAGAGCAAGTTGAGGCGCAAACCGATGATGTAGAAAGTACAGAGTCGGAAACTGAGGAAGAAACCGAAGCCCTGCAAGCTGAGGAAGAATCCGAGTCTGAAGAGACGGAAGAGACTGAGGAGCAAGAAGAGCAGCCCAAATCCTATCTCGTCAAAGTTGACGGGAACGAGGTAGAGGTAACGCTTGACGAACTTCAAAAAGGCTATAGCCGTACCCAGGACTATACGCGTAAGACCCAAGCATTGGCAGAACAGCGTAAAGAAGCTGAAGCCGAATTAGGTCAAGTGCGTCAGGAGCGTGCGTATTACGCTCAGATGTTAGGTGCGTTAGAGCAACAATTAGCACAAGCCGACCAGGCTCCAGATTGGGACCGTCTCTATCAAGAGAATCCTAATGAGTGGGTAAGGCAGCGCGAATTGTGGCGTGACAAGCAGGATAAACTTACTGCCGTTAAGGCCGAACAAGAGCGCTTAGGTGCTACTGCTCAGCAAGAGGCAGCAAAGATTAGACAGGAACAGTTACGCTTAGAAGCGGACAAACTTGTGGAAGCAATTCCCGAGTGGAAAGATTCTAAGAAAGCAGCAGCCGAGCGGTCGAAGTTGATGGACGCGGCTAAAGCAGTTGGGTATGCTGATAGTGAACTGGAGCAGATTTTGGACCATCGGGCCGTAGTATTGTTGCGTAAAGCAGCTCTATACGACGAATTGATGGGTAAGAAATCTACTATTAAACCTGTGCCTAGTAAGGGGCCTAAAACCTCCAAGCCAGGATCTGCTGGAAGTCAACCTACCAAACAATCTGAAGCTAAGCAAGCTCAAACGCGTCTTGCTAAGAGCGGTAGCATGAAAGATGCCGCCGCAGCTTTTGACTTTTTCATTTAATAGATAGGATTTAAGATGACTGCTCCAACAAATACTTTTCAAACATACCAAGCTAAAGGTATTCGCGAAGATTTAGCTAACGTAATTTATAACATCAGCCCTGCTGATACCCCATTTATCAGCAATGCTGGTAAAGAATCCGTATCAAACACTTACTACGAATGGCAAGTTGACAGTTTGGCTGCAACAGATTCCACCAATGCTGCAATTGAAGGTGACGATCCAACTATCCAAACTTCTAATCCAACATCACGTGTTGGTAACTACACACAGATCTCTGTGAAAACTGTTATCGTTTCCGGTACTTTGGAAGCTGTAGACAAAGCTGGTCGCCGTTCTGAATTGGCTTACCAGTTGGCTAAGCGTTCTAAGGAATTGAAGCGTGACATGGAAGTTATCGCTACTTCTAACCAAGCTGGTAACGCTGGTTCTTCAAGCTCTGCACGTAAAACTGCTGGTTTTGAAGCCTGGTTAATAACTAACACTTTCCGTGGATCTGGCGGTGCTAACCCAACTTTGTCTGGTACAACTTCTGGTTACCCAAATGCTGGTGCAACTGATGGTACACAACGTAGCTTTACTGAAACTTTGGTTAAGTCTATGGTTAAGTCTGTATACGTTAACTCTGTAACTCAGCCTCCAATTTTGATGGTTGGTCCTGCTAACAAACAACAAGCTTCTACCTTCGCCGGTATCGCTGTTAACCGTTACCAGATCACTTCACCAAAACCAGGTGCTGTAATCGGTGCTGCTGACGTTTATGTATCTGACTTCGGTGAGATCTCAATCGTTCCTAACCGTTTCCAACGCGA